GTCGCGCTTAGTGTGTTTATATTTCGAAAGAATGTTAATTACATACGGTTTGCGGCTTTGTAGCTACGCGAATTAAAAATTTTGTCGGTACATGAGAACACCGAATTCTCACACAACACATGCACTATACATAGTATATGATTGTGCAGCTAGGATATTTTATCCGGGCCACGTAGGATATACGTTCGACCCGATGCCCTACAATAAAGGAAGGGAGCAGCAGTGTATCAGAACACTAGCTCATCGTGAGCAGCAAGTTATTTTTACTTGCGTGTGTCATTTCTAGGATAAAAATCAAATTTTACTTACGGGTAAGAAATGATGAATGACAACAATTTGTGTGAACTTGATGGGTCCAGCCAGAAAACAAGAACTTCGCTTTATAAGGAAGAACTAATTCTGCCCACAATCGATCATAAATTAGCTAAAACAAAAAACGTTTCGAATACGACAATTCGACAGGGTTGTATAGACAACTCGTTATGTTGTAGCCGCACTATTTATAGCAAGTACTACCTTAACGAGCTCTGTTAGATACAATTCATGATTATTGATCTGGCATTAGATTAATTTCGCACCAAGTTAACTGAAGGACAATCCTGAATCAAATAAGTAAGGACCCAGAGGGGTGTCACAATGGACACTTTCAAGGAGAAAATGAAGAGAATACTATTGAACCACTTTGTTCAAGAACTAATTTCTCACATTACAATTTTGCGCATAGAATCAAAATGCATACCAATCGATGCAAAACATCAAAAGAAAGATTAATGTTATGAAGAGTTGAAAATCTACAATTTTGCCTTCAGGACTGATGTATGGGGAAGAAACCCCGAGCCTGAGAGATAAATCTGTACGTAACGCCATGAAGAGAAACTTTTATGAAAATTATTTACAACAGGGAGGGTCACAGGGTGACGCATTATTATTATCTTTATTTGGAAGATTTCAAGCATACACGCATAAAGAACCAAATACAAAATGGGCTTTGATGAACTTATCAAGCTCAGAAGCCATAGATCTGTGGAAAAATACAGATCAATTGGATCCAGTAGTGGATTTAGTTATTGTTAGTGAAATTTTAACAACAATTTGCCGACAATTTCGAAATAAACCATTAACATCAGTTCAGGTACAGCATATTTATATGGTGTACGCAAACGAGTTACCAAGTAATATAGAACGAGCAATTATTAAACACGGTTTGTATTTGCTTACGATCATGATTGGTTTTAGAGATTATAATTATTACCAGTTATTGATGTCCGGGATTGAACCGAATCCAGGACCACGATTTACAATTGAAGCCCGCACACTAGGACAAGGAGTGTATTTTACAGTTAAAACACAAGGAGGACCAGCACAAATTTTTGATGATAGTGAAGAGTTAGAAGAGTATTGTGAAGATCTAATACAAGAGGAGTGGGAGTATTTACAAACGTATTGGAATTGCATAGAGATGCACATAGCATACGCAGATAGACACACAGGATTAGTAGAATGGGGAACGATCAACATTCGACAGCATGATAATGGTAGTTTAGTAGTAGAGACAGGAAGAGATGACGAAGAAGTCCATTCGATGGATTTTGATTCATTCGAGATTCGAGTGATAGCAATAGTTGAAGGATGGGATTTTATGAAGCGATTAGTAGGAATAGAATTAAATCCAGGCCCGACTTTTAGTCGCGATCAACGACAACCTTGGATTTATCCCTTAACACTTGAGCAGGAAGTTTTTAAACAGCAAAAACGAAAGTTAAGGAGGGAACAACTCGTTAAACAAAATAAGCCTTTGGAACAAACAAATAACGAGTATACTCCAGAATGGAGTATGGAAGAAGAATTTGTTTCAAAGCAACAACAGCAGCGAGCTCGGTGTAAACAACATAGAGAGTTGCGATTAGAACGAGATTATCGTTCCAAACACAAAGTGCTTAAATATACATCTTACACAGGAAATATGAAAGATGATTTGAGTAATTTTTGTGAATATGTGGAGCAACATGGGTGGGCAGTTAACCCAGGTTTACCTCCATCATTTATACAAAGTGTCTTCGAAAAATGGGCACGAACAGGTAATCTCGTAGCTGTAGAAACAGCTAAAGCGGTATTTAGAAGATCAGGAAGATTTGTAGTAGACAATCATTTTCGACCGCAATATAAATCAAGAAAATTATTGTTGAAAGCATTCGTAGCAAATTCGCAAGTTGCAGAAAGGTTTTCTTATTTGAGAATTTTTATTGCGCGCACGACGAGAATGCCCAATTCTATTGGGGTGACATTAAAAGATGTGTGCGAAGTAAATAGAAAGATGAAAATTAAGAAATATAAATGGGAAGATTTTTCCATGGCGAAGAAGCAAATGATGGACAGCAAAGCACTTAGTGCGTCCGTGCGACAAGAAGTAATTGAAGAAGATAGACGCAAGAAGGCACAGAGTTGTTCTAAGGAGGAACAAGAAACATGGTTTGGAGGACTTATGAGGACAGCAGGCGCAAAATTAGCACAAGGAATGCAGGATGTAGTAGTCCCGGTTTTAGAAAGAGTGGGATCAACAGTTCGTGATTATTTTCAATGTTACCAGATATGGAAACTTGTTGGTTTATATTTCGGACAGTTTCAGTGTTGTTATTTGTAGCAATATTGGGATGGTCAGTAGTATTACTAACAAGAAAGGTGACAATGTTTATAGATTCATTTATACCTGCAGAATTTGAAGGAGAAGATTTGTCGTCAGCGCACAAACAGTTTGCGTTTTCCACCGTAAAATCGACGGTGACGTCATTTTGCGCTACAATGGGAGAATCGATGGAAAAATTTAATAAGGCATTTTCAGATAATGAATTGATTAAATTGACAAAGAAGTTAGGAGATTTTTCAGCAGCACTTAAAAATATAGAATATTTGATAACAAAGATTAAAGAAATATTTAGGTGGTGTGTGGATGGTTTCTGTACGTTTTTTAGTGGAAGGCCTTTTTTCCAAGATTCGAGAAATGTGTTTGCACTAAGGGATAAGATCGAACAATTACAAAAATTGTGTGCAACAGAGTCAATAGAACAGATGTCAGGAGAACAAATGCAAATTTTTATGGATGCTTACATGGATTTGGTCGAAATGCAACCCTTTGTGTTTCGAGTCGATAAATGGTTAGGAAGTCAGATACAAATGACTGTAGCGAAAGCACAACCGTTTTATAAAACATGTAAATTCAATCTGCAGACTAATATCAGTAGAATGGAACCTTATTATATAGCGATGGGGGGTTTGCCAGGACAAGGAAAAACCATATTGACTGAAATAATGGAGAAAATGATTTTTGATTGTATGAAAATGAGATACACAGAAACATGGTTAAAATTTTTCAGTAAAGATGGGCAACCAGTGGTATATTCAGACGCACTACGGTACAATCGTATGGCGGAGCAGGAATATTGGGATAATTATGTAAATCAGCCGTTTACACGTGTGGATGATATTGGACAAGACAATTCAACACCAGAAAAACGAGCAGCGGAATTTTTCGCGTTAATAAGAATGATTAATAATGCACCATATCCACTACACATGGCAGATATTGTACGGAAAGAAAGTACAGTATTTTCATCACCAATAGTAATGACAACTACAAACATGACAGAGAAAACTATGCTGATACAAGGAGAACTAGGAATTTTATATCCTGTAGCATATTTGAGAAGGAGAGATGTTTATATAGATGTCAGTAGGAAGAGTTCTAAGTACATTAAGGAAGGCAAGTACAGCAAGGAATACATAGAGGAATACGTATTGAAAGTTGGAAGACCAGATAAAATGACAGGGAAAGTAGCAGATGATGCATGGCAAGAATATCGTGGATACAAAGATATTATGCAATTAGTGCAGACGATGACCAATGAAATGGTAGTTAGATATCAAGAATTTAAGGGTATGACCCATTTAGATTTCACAGCAGATTTTGCCTTTATTGATGATCGAAAATCAAAAATTCAAGCAGAGATAGATGCACAAGATGTTATAATTACACGAGCAAGAAAAATAGCAGATTCACAAATGGAAATACACAAAGCATTGAATCAGTTGCATCATCAGAACGCGGTGATTGACGGAACGCAGGGAGAAGACACAGAAGATTGGGATGAAGATAATTCATTCGAGGAGTCAGCGAATTCAATAGGAGAAAATCCTTTTGTAACCAACGTAGATTTATCGGATGCTAAAGCTAATATGAGAAAGGTTAGAGATTTCTTTTATTCAGTTCATCCATCTGTGTTTGTATTTATGAGTTTCGCCGGGAAAATATGGCCGGACAATTCAGTAGTTACGTATGATCAAGTAATGCATGAGAGTGCAGCGTTGGGACGACCATTGTCTCATGATCAAGTAGTGAATGGAATTGATATAGGAGATGCGAAGATGCGGAGTTCTATGTATTCAGCAGCAGTGAAATATCGATTATTAGCTTTACCAACAATGGTGAAGGAACAGTATAACAAGGAGATGGTGTCTTGGGTTTGGCGAGTGTTGAAAACGCTCCCGAACTTTAAAGATGGAGATCAGAAACACCTTAGTTCGTACATTGGATTGTCAAATCCATTGTATTGGATATTAACAGAGCAGGATTCACAGAATGCAATAGCACAGATATTTTTGCATTATAATTTGGCACCACCAGTTTATTATGATCAAGTGCGAGCAGATAACTTCAATTATTCAATATTGGAGCGAATACAGCCACACATGGAAGAGTATTTGTATGATTGCGTACATAGCAATGATTTAGTGCTCACGAAAGGAAATAGCAAGATTATAGCGCTAGCAACTTTAGTAGCGAAAATAATGGCATCCTTTGTTGTGATAGGAACAATAGTCACGGCAAGTATATGGTTGTATAAAGCACTAGATCCTTCTAGAGAAATTGATATGGAGTTTGCAACATCTCAATCGCGAGATCCGCGATTGCTTAAGAAGCAACAAGAAGCAGCACAGCGAAAGCGGCAAGTAGTTCGCTTGGATCACGCGAAAAAACACATGGAGGATGTGAATTTGGAAGGGACAACAAGACAATATTCTGATGAACAAGCAGAAACGTTGTGCGCAAAAGTTCGGAAAAATATCTATGAACTACAAGGAGAGCGAGATGGAATGGTGGTTAATATGCATGCGTTAGGAATTAAGAAAAACGTATTCGCAGTACCAGGACATTTTATAGCATGGAAGCCCAAGACGTTGTTTATGAGTCGATTAGGTGATGAAGTCACTTATGAGTTCGACATAGAACATACGCTTTGGAGGTACGTGCGCCCAATTGAAGGATTAAGTTCAGCAGATTTGGCATTGATACATGTGCCAGGTATGCCGGAAGTACAGGATATTTCCAAACATTTCTTTTTTAAATCCGACGAGTTAAATGGAACATTAGGACTCTGTAGGGAGGATTACGTCGGAACAAAAGACAACATTCGAACGTATAAAATGTTGGAATCGCCATCGGCAGTTAAAGTTGTAGATTCGAATTCTTACTTGAAATAGGAAGATAAGAAGGGACAAGTAGTAAAGCAGATAGCGATGATAGAAATGAGTGGGCAAGATGGATTTTGCGCAAAGCCTTATATATATCACAACACGAAAATGTTGAGGAAATTAGGATGGCTGCATATTGCGGCGATGAAAGATAGAGCATTAGCAGGTCGATTAAATCAGGAGGACATAGCTGAGTTTGACATAGTCATGGATCAGAATTTATCCGAAGCGCAAAAACAGATGCAGCGCTTAGAATTAAGAGACACGCCGTTGATTTTATCAGAACATCAACAGAAAATTTCCTATTAGGAAACAAATGATACGTTGGCGTATGGAATGTTAGCAGCAGGAACAGTTTCTGTTACATTCACAAGTCCGGGAAAAACGGAATTGATTAGAACACCAATGGCACGAGATACCTACATAGTAGAAGAAGGGCAAATGGTGTTACATCCGCCACCGTTTCCGATAACAGATGCGCCAGCAGTACTTTATCCAAAGGATGGGAAAGACCCAATGGAAATAGGATTGTCAGCGCTGCGAAAGAAAAAACAGATTTTTGGGAATTATCTGCAGCAAGAAGACTATGAAGGAGTATTCGTAGATGATGCACTTAAAAATTCCACAGCACGAGTACTTACCCTGAAAGAGGTATTAAAAGGAATTAAATTCCGCCATAATTCTCATTCTTTGAAGCGCGATACTAGCGCAGCATTTTATCTTCGTATGTTCATGAAACAGAAACGGTTTTATTTGGACTTAACGGATGAAGAATTTGCAAATCGTAAGAATAAAGAAGACATGGAGTCTTTAGGAGATGGAGTGTATTTACATAAACACATTATGCAATTGGTGCAAATGTGGTTTGAAGCACTCCAGAAAGGAGAAGTGGAACGCAATTGGGTTATTGCCATGCTGAAAGATGAAACACGACCACTAGATCGAGTGGCAGCATGTAAAACAAGAGTGTTTTACGCAGGAAATTTTGCTTTCCTAATAGTTAGCAGAATGGTGTTTGGAGAATTTACTTCATTCTTAGAGGAGAATTGGATGTATACTGACATTGCCGTGGGATGCAATCCCTTTTCGGCAGATTGGAGGTTAATATTTGATAAGATTACTCGAATGGGAATGGAAGTGAAAGATGATGACACAGAAAAATGGGACCAACATTTTCCTGTTACAGAATATTGTAACAGTTTTCCAAAAGCGTACTGTGAGTATTACGGAATCACAATACAGGTTGTCATAATAGAAATAGGAGACAAGAAGTTTGTGATAGAACATAAAACGCTAATATATGCAGTTACGTTGGCAAATTTTTATTGTGCAATCGTTATTAAGAAAACAGTAATATTTCGGGTGCTGCAAGCGTCCGGGGTGGATTTGACAACAATATTTAATAGCATTTGCAATTCTGCAATAAATAGATGTATAATTCGCGTAGAAACAGGTCGGCCTTTTAAGGAAGTGGCTGATATGTGGACATATGGAGATGATTTGCTCCTGAATTGTCCTTCCGTTTCAAGAAAACGAATGTGGGAATTAGCTAAGAAAATGTTTGATCACACCCGTACAGATCCTGATAAGAAAGGAGTAGAAACGGATACGAGCATTTTTAAGGCATTTTTCTTGCAAAGGCGATTTGTACAGCATTATGGAGTGATAATGTGTCCACTAAACATAGAGTCGATTACGACGATGTTACAGTGGATATTTAAGCCGAAATTTCCAGTTACTCAGGAAATGCAATTCCATCAGAATTGCTTAGTAGCGTTGATGGAATTATCACGACATCCAAAAGAGTTGTATGAGAAATATCGAACTGAGATCAATCTTTATTTACCGCGTCCTATAACAATGACATGGGAGGACGCACAGTTAGATGTTTTCAACAAGTGTTTGTTTCAATGAACACATGTGGCCGGCACAATAACACCGGGGGGAGATATCCTACTAAATATATAGCTACGCTTAGGCCTAGCGACTTTGAACTTAATTCGTAAGTGGGAAACTTGAAGTTGCCTTTTGGCATCCCATGTATCGGAGTTTAAAGAAATCTTCAAACATACATATCCCGAGGTATAAGCCGCCGGAGGAG